CAGAACGACCTCATCGATGCCCACATCGCAATTTGCCAGGCTTACAGCAGTTACAAAATCACCCACGCACAGTTCACCGAACTCCGCAAGGGTATGATTGCCAAGAGAGCGGAAAACAACATCGCTTGGGGCCAGGGCATTTAAGGAGGGACAGGAAAATGGCAAACGACATCTTCACCACAATGGAAAAGCTGCAAACCAATGTTTCTTGCACCTACGGTGCAGTCATCAAGTACGGCGATAAGGTTTGCGTTACCGACCTTAATTGGAAAGGCGGCTTCATAGCCGAGATTTACGAGTTCATTGAGTTCCCCGAAGATACGGGACTTGGTGATATTGAGTGCAGACTTGTACCTTGGGCGGTCTCCGAGGACACTTTCAAAGACAACGGTCACGCACTCGCTTGGTGCTTTGCACAAATCAATCAGTAAGGAGTATGAGGAATGGCACGAACCTACGTTGACAAGAACGGCAACCAAATCAAAGCCGGAATGACCCTGCGAATGGAAGATGGGAGCCTGGAAAAGGTCTACGATACAGTAGATGCTTACGGTGAACCCAATCTCGGAATCAACGCCTCCAACGAGGCTTACCTTGCCCGACACGGCCTTGGAGAAATGGACAGGGAGTTTTACCCCCTTTCCAACTTTGACCTCACCAAAGCCGAAATAATGCCCTAACAGCGCCTTTGTGATGGAAGGCCGACATCACCTTGGATAAGAGCCACCAGGCTCTTTTCCTCGTTATACGCCATACTCCGTTGACAGCCATTATGGCTGTTTTTTTATGTCCATTTTTAGGAGGTGACAGCTTGAGAAAACTAAAGAAATACCTCCCCACAAGATTTATGGCATCGGAGTCGCATTACGATAAAGATGCCGCCGACTACGCTGTCAACTTCATCGAGTGCCTTTGCCATACAAAAGGCTCCTGGGCAGGAAAACCCTTCGAGCTGATCGATTGGCAAGAACAGATAATCCGTGACCTTTTCGGTACAATCAAGCCGAATGGTTATAGGCAGTTCAACTACGCATACATTGAAATCCCAAAGAAAATGGGAAAGTCAGAACTCGCTGCCGCCATTGCTCTTCTTCTCTGCTGTGGGGATGGAGAGGAACGAGCCGAGGTGTACGGCTGTGCAGCAGACCGACAGCAGGCATCCATCGTTTTTGAGGTTGCCGCCGATATGGTTCGTATGTGTCCGGCACTCAACAAGCGTGTCAAAATCCTCGCTTCCCAAAAGCGAATCGTATATACCCCCACGAACAGTTTTTACCAGGTTCTCTCTGCCGAGGCTTATTCAAAGCACGGCTTCAACATCCACGGGGTTGTGTTCGATGAGTTGCACACCCAGCCGAACCGAAAACTGTTTGATGTTATGACAAAAGGTTCGGGTGATGCCCGTATGCAACCCTTGTACTTCCTGATCACAACAGCCGGAACCGACACCAATAGCATCTGCTATGAAACACACCAAAAGGCCAAGGACATTATGGAGGGGCGAAAAATTGACCCAACATTTTATCCCGTCATTTACGGTGCAGATGAAAACGATGACTGGACAGATCCGAAGGTATGGAAAAAAGCAAACCCCTCGCTTGGCATCACGGTTGGCATTGACAAGGTACAGGCGGCTTGCGAATCAGCAAAGCAAAACCCCGCCGAAGAAAACAGCTTCCGGCAGTTAAGACTTAACCAATGGGTTAAGCAAGCAGTCCGTTGGATGCCAATGGAGAAATGGGACAAATGCTCGTTTCCCGCTAACCCAGAGGCGCTGGAAGGTCGAGTTTGTTATGGTGGCCTTGACCTTTCATCCACAACAGACATCACCGCTTTTGTGCTTGTGTTTCCGCCCGAGGATGAGGATGACAAGTATGCGATACTTCCATTCTTCTGGATACCCGAAGATAATATTGACCTTCGTGTTCGCCGTGACCACGTGCCATACGATGTTTGGGAACGGCAAGGTTATCTTAAAACCACCGAGGGCAACGTTGTACACTACGCTTATATTGAGAAATTCATTGAAGAGCTGGGTAAGAAGTACAACATCCGTGAGATTGCCTTCGACCGTTGGGGTGCGGTACAGATGGTTCAGAACCTTGAGGGTTTAGGGTTTACGGTCGTTCCTTTTGGACAGGGATTCAAAGATATGAGTCCTCCCACAAAGGAACTGATGAAACTGACCCTGGAAGAAAAACTCGCACACAGCGGTCACCCCGTGCTACGTTGGATGATGGATAACATCTACATCCGCACGGACCCCGCCGGAAATATAAAACCAGATAAGGAAAAGTCTACCGAAAAAATCGATGGTGCGGTCGCAACCATTATGGCACTCGACCGAGCCATTCGCTGCGGTGGCGATACGGGTGTTTCGGTCTATGATGAACGAGGCATCCTTTTCATTTAGGAGGTGAGATTTTGGAGAAACCTAAAAAGCATATAGTGTCCCTCTCGGGCGGTAAGGATTCCACGGCTATGCTCCTTCGTATGATCGAAGAGAAAATGCCCGTGGATATTATTTTATTCTGCGATACTGGGTTGGAATTCGATGCGATGTACCGCCACCTTGATAAGTTAGAAAAGTATATCGGAAAACCTATAACCAGGCTCAAATCTCCACACACCTTCGAGTACCTTTTCTTTGAGCATATGCCGAAACGAAAGAACCCGGAGCTGATTGGGCGTAAGGGTTACAGTTGGGCGGGACCTCGTAATCGTTGGTGTACCGCAATGTTAAAGACCCGTATCGTAAACAAATACCTGCGTGAACTTTCCGATAAATATGAGCTTGTACAGTACATCGGTATTGCAGCCGACGAACCGCAGCGTGTACACGAATTCAACTATCCACTTGTTGATTGGGGTATGACTGAAGCGGACTGCCTGGCTTACTGCAAAGAGCGAGGTTTCGACTGGGAGGGTCTATACGACATCTTCCATCGTGTGTCCTGTTGGTGTTGTCCTCTTCAGTCTTTGGATGAGTTAAGGCAGCTCCGAAGGCACTTCCCAGACTTATGGGAACGACTACGTTATATGGATGCTCACACATGGCGAACCTTCCTCAAGAACTACTCGGTTGAGCAGTTGGAGGCTCGGTTCGCTTTTGAGGATACTCGTGAGGCAAGCGGACTCTCCACCAAGGGAGCGGAGTTTTTTGATGCATTACGGGAACAGTTAAAGGAGGTTAAGTAAATGGGTATCTTTTCAGGATTATTCCGTTCCAGGGATAAGCCTCAAAACAGAACTGTCGGTAGTTCCTACACCTTCCTTATGGGCGGGTCAACTTCCGGCAAACCAGTAAACGAGCGGTCGGCTATGCAAATGACCGCTGTCTATTCTTGCGTGAGGATACTTGCCGAAGCGGTGGCGGGACTACCGCTCCACCTATACAAGTACACCGATTCCGGCGGCAAAGAAAAAGCCGTTGACCATCCATTGTATTTGCTTTTGCACGACGAACCGAACCCGGAGATGAGTTCCTTTGTGTTTCGAGAAACGCTGATGACTCATCTGCTCCTTTGGGGTAACGCTTACGCACAAATTATTCGCAATGGTAAAGGTGAGGTCGTTGCCCTCTATCCATTGATGCCTAACAAAATGACCGTTGACCGTGATGAAAACGGTCAGCTCTATTACACCTATATGCGGTCAAACGAAGAGGCTCACACAATGGAAGGCGCATCCGTAAAGCTCAAACCCGCAGATGTGTTACACATCCCAGGTCTTGGCTTTGACGGCCTTGTCGGTTATAGCCCTATCGCAATGGCAAAAAACGCTATCGGTATGGCAATTGCCTGTGAGGAGTTCGGTGCCAAGTTCTTTGCTAATGGTGCTGCACCTTCGGGTGTGTTGGAACACCCCGGCACTATCAAAGACCCAACTCGTGTGCGTGATGCTTGGCAGAGTCAGTTTGGTGGATCTTCCAACTCCGGCAAAGTTGCCGTTTTGGAAGAAGGAATGAAGTATACACCGATTTCCATTTCCCCGGAACAGGCGCAATTCCTCGAAACACGCAAGTTTCAAATCAATGAAATTGCTCGAATTTTCAGAGTGCCACCGCATATGGTTGGTGACCTTGAAAAGTCGAGCTTTTCTAATATAGAGCAGCAATCCCTTGAGTTTGTGAAATACACCCTTGACCCTTGGATAATCCGATGGGAGCAATCGATGATGAGAGTTCTCCTCTCTCTCGATGAAAAGAAGGAGTATTTCATCAAGTTCAATTTGGAGGGTCTGCTCCGAGGTGACTATCAAAGCCGAATGAACGGCTATTCGATAGCAAGGCAGAACGGCTGGATGTCCGCTAACGATATCCGTGAGCTTGAAAACCTTGACCGAATCCCTGCCGAACAAGGCGGAGATTTGTACCTCATCAACGGCAGTATGCTCCCGCTCGGTAGTGCGGGTGCTTATGCAGATATTAATCCAACAGAAACGGAGGTAACGGAAACCAATGAAGAATCCCAAAGCGAAGAAGTTCTGGGCATGGAAAAACCTGGCGGACGAAGGACAACCCGAAGAGCGAGTCCTTGAGCTGTACGGCACCATTGCTGAAGAGAGCTGGTTCGATGATGATATCACCCCGCGAATGTTCAAAGATGAACTGAACTCCGGCAGCGGTGATATTACCGTGTGGATTAACTCTCCCGGTGGTGACTGTGTGGCTGCAAGCCAGATCTATACCATGCTTATGGACTACAAGGGCAATGTCACGGTCAAGATTGACGGCATCGCTGCGTCTGCGGCTTCTGTCATTGCAATGGCAGGAACGAAGGTACTTATGGCACCTACCGCTTTGATGATGATTCACAATCCTATGACTGGTGCATTCGGAGGCCACGAAGATATGCAAAAGGCCATCGAAATGCTCAACGAGGTCAAGGAGAGTATCATCAACGCTTACGAAATTCGTACCAATCTTTCCCGTGCAAAGCTGTCTCACCTTATGAGCAGCGAGACTTGGATGAATGCCAAGAAGGCAATCGAACTCGGCTTTGCCGATGAAATCCTCACCGATGAAAAGTTGGTGGCGGATGTTCCTGCATTTGCTTTCTCCAGCAAAGCGGTGGAAGAAGCTCTTGTAAATAAAATCA